CGGGAGACTACCGGCTACGTTAAATCGGATGGTGAGTGGCATATCAACTGTGACCGCATCCGGGCGACTGGCGCGAAGGTGCTGCGCTGGAAGGAGGGCTGATGTCATCGGTAGCGAACTGGTCATACACCGCCACGGCGACAATCTGGCGCAAACTGGAAGGCAATGACGAATACGGCGACCCAATGGGATATGCCGTACCTGAGCAAATCATGGTGGATTACGAAGGTGGTCTGTCAAAGCGTATCGGTAGTCTCGGCGCGGAAATCGTCGTGAAGAATACCGTGTGGACGGAGTTCGCGCTGGCGACCGCCGGTGATTACCTGCTCATTGGCGTTTCGACCGAAGCCGACCCGGTTGTAGCCGGTGCTGACGAGGTGCGGCAGGTTATCCGCTATGCCGACACGTTCGAGCGCCTGGCGGATGATTATGCGATACTGACAGGCGTATGATTTCAACGGAGGTGCTCTGATGTGGATTAGCTTGGCAGTTATAATTCTCGGCGTTGCAACTATCGCGATTTCCTCCAGAAGCATTTACGAGATGTGGCGATGGCTACGCGAAAATCATAAAAATTAAGGTCGCCACGGCGGCCTTTTTTATTGCCTGGAGAAAGCCATGGGCATCAAATTGCGAGGTGTCCAGCGTACTGTGCGCAACACTAACCGCATCATCAACGATATTCAGGGGCGAAAAATTGTGCGTGCCCTTCAGTCTGCGATGCTAATTGGCGGTGCTAGAGCTGCCCTCTACACTCCAATCGATACATCGGCGCTGATTAACAGTCAGTTCAGGGAAATCATAACCAACGGCGCAATTGTTACCGGGCGCGTGGGGTATTCGACGAACTACGCCGTTTATGTTCACGATCCGGCCAACCCTCAGCAATTTAGACGCTCCACAGCTAAGAAAGAGTTCCTTACGCTTGGATTCGAAGAAGAACGAAGCGCTATTGATGCTGCTGTTGCCAAGGAGCTTTCCCTATGAAGCCAATGATGCACGAGCGGGTTAGAAACCTGTTTGTTAACGCAGGGCTAACGTCTGGATTTACTGTCCAGCAATTGATGTACGACGACCCAGGGAAATTATCCGAGGCGTTAATGGTATTCAGGCCTAACGGCGGCACAAACATCCGCAACGAGCTTGGCTCTGAATATCACGTGATAGTCGATGTTATTGGCGCTAAAGGCGTAGGTGCCAAAGACAAAGCCTTAAACGCCGTTCAGCGCATCACTGATTACGTCCAGGCTAATCCTATTAGCGATAGCTGTGTGGGACATATCGAAAATATGGGGGGCATCCCGCCACCGGTATTAACCGAAGAGGGAAGGATAGTTTTCCGACTTCAATTCGCTTGCCTCTACGGGGAGTAAGCACAATCAGCAGGCTGCCGTTCGGCGGCCTTTTTCATTTCAAAGAGGTAAGTAATTATGCAAGGCTGCTCTACTGACAACAGTAAGCTATTTGGTCGTGCCGTTGTGTTAGAGGTGGCCTTGGGCTGCCCTGACGCAGTTCCACCGGAAAGCGAGCGTCAATCCCTCATGGCAGGCACTTCAAAGGGTTTCGACTTCAGCCCTAACACGGTCACCAGCGACGCTGATGATACGAAGGGATACGTTGAAAATATCGTAACTAACTCGGATTTCACCATCAGCTTTGAAGGTGAGGTGCGTAAACGCGACAAGTTGGATCAATTTGGCGTTGGCAAGTTCATCAAATACTACAACGATGAAGTTAAAGCGGGGCGCCAGCCAACCATTTGGGTGTTTATGGATTATGGTCCGGTGCAATTTCAGGGGTACATGGTTATTACCGCACTTAGCTCTGATGGCGGCAGTAATGACATTGTAACGCTTTCCACAGAGTTCAAAGTGGCAGACTCGGACACTATAGATGTTCAGGAAACGCCTGATGATGTGGCTGTTGCAAGCGTCAGCGTTACCCCCGCGACAAGCAGCGGTGCTGTTGGATCAACCGTTCAGCTTACCGCGAACGTTCTCCCTTCTGACGCTACAGATAAAACCGGTACCTGGACATCGTCTGACCCCACCAAGGCCACAGTTAGCTCTACAGGACTTGTGACGCGAGTTGCAACCGGCAGCGCCACGATGACCTTCACCACTAATGACGGTGCAAAAACCGGAACCAGTGCAATCACAGTAACGGCGTAATTACCATTTCAGGGGCTCCCTGATGGTGGCCCCGAAAATGGTAATTGCAGAGTAAACCCATGACACCACTTAAAGAAATTGGCGAATTACTTATTAGTGTTGGCCCGGATGATTTCTTTTTCCGGCCGTCATTCATCAATATGACCAGAATTGGCGCGCCAGCAGAAATAGTTCAGACATTTTATGACCTTCATCATGACGAAGTGACTGCGCTTATTCAGTCGGCTATTGATGCGTACGGCTACATACCGCCCTGGCTCATCACACACCTAAAAAGCTCGACATATGGACGCAAAGCATTAATTGCTGCGTCCAGCGTGCTGTCGTCATGCTGCGACAAAGATGTCACTTCACTTACAGGTGAATTAAGGGTCTCCAGGGTCGCAGGGAAGGCATTCAAACTTCGACGCGGCTTAATGGACGAGTTCGACATGTTGGTCATTGCCCAGTCGCTGATCACCCACGGGATTATTGGGAAAGCGAAAGTAAGACACCTTCAGCGCCATGAAAGCGGAGAGGCAACATCTGAGTTTAGAGCCTTCGAGTACATCAGCGCAGCACGTAACCACTTTGGCATGAGCCGGGCGGAAGCGGAGCAGTTATCGATGACGGAATTTCAGCTCTTAATTGCCGCCAAATACCCCGACCAGAAAGGCTTTACAAAAGACGAGTACGACGCGGTTGCTGATGAATATCTGGCGAAGAAGGCGCGACGCCTGGCTAAATCAGGATAGCATCCGATTTCTCACCTGAGATCAATAAATCAGCGTTTGCCGTTGCGATTACCACAAGCCCTGATAGGATTAGTCCGAATAACTCAAAAGGGATGGGGATATGAAGAAGATTGCGCTGTTGTTACTATTAAGCGGATTATTTAGCTCCGCATATGCAGAAGACTGCATTGGATCAGATGGTTACAGTGTTTGCACGAGTACTAGCGAGGCGGCTAACGGAGATACGACAATCTCATCTTACGATACTGAAGGTAATAATTATTCAGTAACATCTGGATCAAGGAATCATTCGGATGGTTCGACAGAGGTGTTTTCTAGTGACTCAGAGGGAAATCAATATTCAGTGAAAAGCTGGTGCGATTCCTCAGGCTGCCATAGTTCCGACAGCGATGGAAATACGTGCACAATAACAAATTCTGGCGAAACAATTGGTTGCTGAGGTTGCTATGTGGAAAAAAACAATATCAGTGATCGTTGTCATCCTTATCGCTTTTTCAATTTTTGTATACACAAGCATTTCGTTTTTTGCTGTGCAGCCAATTGGTGCGATCCCTGAAGGTGCTACGTTTATAATGTGGAAGAAGGGGAAAATGAGTACATTCGAAAGCCCTGACGGATTATGCATCAAAGTAACCGGCGGGGTAAGTCTGATGTGTCGTAGCATGATGCTTAGAACAGCTACGGATGAAGGGGCCGTGCTCTTTAAAATGCCATATATTAAGTCTATATACTTAAAGTCGACTGGCGGTAAAGAGTTCGACAGATAGTCAGATGTAGCCCGACACGACAGAGAAGAAGCCCGCCGCGAGCGGGTTTTTTATTGCCTGGAGAAAAAGAAATGGCTGGCACCGTTAGCGCAGGAACAATCGTTTACGAAGTGGATATGGACACCGCCGGGATCCTTCAGGGACGCCGGGATATTGATGCCGCGTTGAATGGGCTTAACGGTAGCATGGGTCGTCTTGAGGCGGGATTAAACCGCACTGAGCGATCCCTGTCTTCGATTGAAGGCACTATGTCCAGCTTAACTGGCGTCGCGAAAGCGCTCATAGCAGCTCTTTCTGTCCAGCAGGTTGGCGCATATGCCCAGGCATGGCAGGACCTGAGTAATAAACTGGCAAACGCAGTCAGGGATTCCGTACCGCCGTTTGAAACACTGGCTGATGTCACAGAGCGTGTTTTCGACATCTCGCAAAAGACCCGCTCTGGTCTTGATGCCACCGCCACGCTATATGCACGACTGGAGCGCTCAACGAGGAGCTACGGCGTAAGTGTAGAGGACATCACCAGGCTGACAACCATTATTAACCAAGGTTTTGTGGTGTCAGGGGCAACAGCCGAGGAGGCGAGCAACGCAATCATTCAGCTTGCTCAGGGGCTGGCGTCCGGCGCTTTAAGAGGTGATGAATTTAACTCTGTGAACGAGCAGGGTAACCGGCTCATGATTGCTCTTGCTGACTCTCTGAATGTCAGCATTGGTGCTCTCAGAAACATGGCTGCAGAGGGTAAGTTAACCACTGATGTGATCGTGAATGGATTGCTCTCCCAGGGCGATAAAATTGGACAGGAGTTCGCTAAAACTACTGCAACGATCAGCCAGTCTCTTGAAATTGCCAACAACAACATAACGAAGTTCTTTGGTGAGAATGCCACTGTAAAAACTGGCGTCAAAATATTCAGTGACTCAGTCATTTCCCTGAGTGAAAACCTGGACGTTCTCAGCACTACGCTCACAATTGTTGCCGGCGTAATGGGTGCGAGGTATGTCGGTGCGCTAACCATGGCTACCTCAGCGAAAATCGCTGATATCGCCGCATCCCGTCAGCAGGTTGTAGCAGACAATCAGACGGCACAGGCTGCTTTGGTGGCCGCTAATTCTGTTCAGCGTAAGGCTCTTGCTGATAAGGAGGCTGCACTTTCGTCACTCGCCCTGGCACAGGCTGAATATAACGTGGCAAAAGGTAGCGCTGCAGAGATGCTGGCAATGGATGCCCTTGTAGCCGCAAAAACCAGGGCTACTACCGCATCTATTGCTCTTGCCGAGGCTGAAACTGCCCAGGCTGCTGCGTCGGCCCGTGCAGCGACAGCTGCTCGTGCAGCGTCCATTGGTATCGGAATGGCTCGTGGTGCGCTTGCTCTTATAGGTGGTCCAGCGGGGGCGGCTATGCTTGCTGCCGGAGCGATCTTCTATTTCTGGCAGAAAGCCCAGCAGGCAAAAGATGAGGCTATCGCCTTCGCCGATGGCCTGGATAAGCTCAACGCCGCCATGAGTGCAATGTCCAACACGCAGCTGCGTGGGGCTATTGCAGATGCCAATAATTCTATTCGAGCTCAGAAAGAGGCTGTCGCTGATCTGCAGAGTGAAGTTGACTCGTTGAGAGATCGGTATCAGAACTTTACCCCGGCAGCGCAGAAGGTTGCCGAGTCCATGGGGCAAGGTGCAGATTTCGCCCGCCAACAAGCTGAGGTTTCTGACGAACTGGCTCGCAAGACGCGTGACCTTGAGGCAGCAAAGGATAAATTATCCCGAACAGAAGAGACCGCGTCAGAGGCGACCCGCACACTCACGAACAATATGCTTACGGCGATGGGCGTTCATGATCAGCTTATCGAAAAATCATGGTCGCTCGAGCAGGTTCAGGGCGCGGTAGCGAAAGCCTTTGGAGAGACAGCTGATGAAATAAACCGAGCCAATCAGGCCGGAAAAAGTTTCGACCCCAAAGCGCTGCAGATATCTCCCGCGACCAAGGAGGGCGATAAAGTTATCGCTACTCTGGAAGAGCAGAATGAATTACTTAAAATTCAGGACGAGAGAGAGCGGGCGATAGCCAAAGCCAGGATGCAGACTGCCAAGGTCACTGACAATCAGAATCAAATCTCTGCAGCTGGCAGGCTGGCTGCTGAAAATTATGATTTAGAGAAGTCAGAAGAAGCCAGAAAAAAAGCTCAACAAGAGAGTGAGCAGCAGGGGAAAAAATCAGCGTCTTCTGCTGAATCTGTTGCTCAGAAGCTGGCAAACCTGAAGCAGCAAGCAGAACTGGCGGCTGGGTCAACTCAAGAACTCAGCAGAGAGCAGGCCATGCTTAATGCCGAGCAATCTCTTGGGAAGGGCGCGACTCTGGCCCAGATCGCAGAGGCCCGCCAGTACGCCGCTACAAAATGGGATACGGCCAACGCACTCAAAGCGCAGGCCGCAGCCGAGAAACTCCTGCCAGAAGCGCGTGAAAACGCCAGCTATAAGCAGGATGTTCAGGATCTGAAAACCGCACTGGCTGCGAAGAAAATAAGCCAGGAGCAGTTCAATCAGACATCTGAACGACTGGAAGCAACACACCAGGCAAACCTCGCAAAAATCCGCGCGCAGCAGGCGGTGACGCCACAGCAAGAGGCAGTTGCACAGGTTGATCCAGTGCAGCAATTAGCTAATCAGCACGCACAGCAACTGGCCCTTATCCAACAGTTCGAGCAGCAGGGGTTATTAGCTCACCAGAATGCATTAGCCCTTAAAAATGCTGCCGATACGCAGTATGAGCAGCAAAGAACCGCTGCACAATGGGAGCTTCTTAGCCAGCAGAGCCTGGGGTACAGCATGCTGACAAGCGCGGTGGA